CAAGAACAGGATGGTCATCAGTACATTCAAGATGACCATCTTTTGTTTTAATATTCACAGTCTGCCTTGAATAGTCCTTACTCATAGCATCAGTAACTTTCTCGTAAGTGCCTTTGTGAGTCTTTACTAAATCCCCAACTCGAATATCCTGAATTGGCTTACTTCCTGAGACAGTGTCAATCAGGGTGTTTGGCACAAGGCAGGTTCTTTCGTCCAGTGTGGCAATGCGAATCTTCCCGGTGATGAAGCCACCGTTTATCGTTTCCATTGCAAGGCTGGCTTCTCGGTAGGCTGTGAGTTGGAGCGTCCGAGTGATGTTTTCGGCGGCGGCGTAGGGAATGTTCTGGGCGTATTCAGACACGGCTTGCGCTGTGTATTTTGGTGACCATCCTCCAGCGATGCCCTGCTCCACAATGTCCTTCACACGGGCGCTGTAACCACTCCCCCACCCCTCCATACGTGCTATCCACGCTGGAGAATCTACATAATTCTCAACATAATCGAGTGTGGTGGGGATGGTGAACGGGACTTTGGTCTTGGAGGCGGCTACCTGCAATCTCGCCCAAGCTTTGACTCCGAGCGGGTCGATGCCTTTGGCAATCAGATCCTCACTGACATTCAGGAATACTTTGGCCGTAACCGATGGAATAGCAATTGCCTGAGCAGTTGCCTCGATAGCAGGGGAATTCTCCTTTATCAGAAGTCCTGCTGTGAGCATTACTGTCCCAAAGGCATTGAGAGCGTTTTTCAGCTTTGGGTTGGTAGTTTGTATGGGTTTGTCCTGCTCCGTCAAGCCTTGCGCTTCCTGTTGAAGTTTTACGACGGCTCTTTGCATTTCAGACGATGGATCTGTGCTCAACGTGTGGATTTTGAGCAACATCGCACCAGCCGAACGTTTGTACGCACGGTCAAGGGCTAAATTCGTAAACTCTTGAATCGTTACTGGTTTCACTGACTATGCATCCAACCAATCCATGAAGGAATTCCAAAGTTTGACATACCATCTATCCTTTTCCCAGAACTGCGGGCAGGTTTCGTTCCATTGAACATGAGCGCCGTATAGTTTGGAGTGGGGATTGTCACAGCAGTCCAAGCGGGCGTTATGGAAGAAGCAATTCTTACAGATTGATTTCATCTCGCACCTTTCATTCTTTTGGCGCTGGAGTACGGGTAGGCAATGACAAACAACCTTCCCTTTGCACCATCGTAACAAGTCTGCATCACCAATCGATTGTAGCCATAATACATGATCGGTCCTAAGTCCACGGAGTTGGTGACTTCACCTGTTTCTATATTCGTAAAATCACTATATATGCTGTACGGATTACTGGCAAGGTAGCGCTGGATCTGAGTGACCTTGTATTTCTGGGAAGTTTCACCATAATACAGGGTAACTACATCGTTTATTTCTAGCTCATCGAAGGTCGAACCTGTACCCTCAACATGGGCTAATATTCCGACTGTGCCATTCTTGGCAAGGCTATACTGCGTCACTGCGTCTTGGACATTTCTCACTTCATAGGGGCGTCCTTGAAGTGTTTGCAGTACCATGAACGAGTAGGTCAGGAACTTTATCAGTGTAGGCATTTCAAGATTGTATAGTGAACTTCCTTACAAATCAAGGCTATGCTGGAGGCTGGTTGTCAGTCGGAGGATTTCCGTCCGCTGGCGGGTTGCCTGTATTCGCTGGAGGATTTGTGTCTCCAGCAGAACCAACAAGGCTTGCCAGTTTATTGGCGGCTGAATTCAAAGCCTTGTCACCTTCTTCTTTGATTTGCGCTTGGCTAAGTCCGAGCAGTCCACCAATGCGTGTCTGGTAGAACGTATCGTCCCAAAGTCCGGGAGCGTCCCTGCGCATCTGGAACAGGGCAACCATTTGAGCGGTGACATCCAGTATCTCAGGCGTCTTCCAAGATACTGCGACTGACTTTATCTCTGGAGGATTGCCAATGGTCGGGTCATAGTCGCCATTGAACGCTTTCTGCACTTTGGCTGTGAGCTTGATTAAGTCTCGAATTGCATCGGTGTTCTGGCGCTGGAATCTTTCACACTTCCCAATCAATCCAATTTCAAGTTGCTTCAATGCCTCACCAGAGACTGCACCTTGGTTGGTGATGCCATAGATGGGGGTCTGAGTTGCTTGACTTAGCTCACGCACAATCTTGTCTATTTGGTTGGTGTATTGGCTTATGTCTGAGCCTGAGAACTGCCCGACTTGGACGGCGTTCAGGTATGCAGTCATCTCAGGTGTTGGATCTGTAACAGGGTTTCCAGACGCATCTTTCAAGAGTAGGTTTATTACTGCGCCCGGGACAATGCCATCCACATCCAGCGGGATTCCTTTTGCCCATAGGATATTGAAGGCGGCGAACTCACTTGCCATGACCATGCTGTGGAGAGTGCGGTTCAGTACATCCTGCAATGGGATTGCAGAGCGTATCTCGCTCTCGCCACTGTCACTGTAATTGTCGTACTTGTTGACGAAGTGAATCACTGGCGCCATGTCCACAGGCCACGGCATGTAGTTCACTGACGTGATGTTAGGGTCTGTGCCTTCCGGGACATCAACCTTGATATTGTATTGTCCAGACTGTTTTATCAAATCGGACAATAAGATTTGGTTGTCTGGAATGAGTTCGTTGCCACCATCCTTGCCACGCCAATAACTTACCTTGTCTTCCTCGTAGACCACGACGCGAATTACTTCCTCGGTTTGGCTTGGTGATGCTTCTGCCCACATCTTGCAAGCCCAATAAGGTGTGCTGGAGTTATTGTAGAACAAGGCGAATACCCCTGAGAAGCCATCATATGCGGCTTCCGAAGTCCATTCCAATGTCTGGGGATCCACGCAGATGAATGAGTCACCATCGCGGACGGCACCACGAAACACTGTGCCTTGCAGGGCGTCCCAACTATTGTATTCCAGTAATGGGGTGAGCCACTTCTTGTCGGAACTGTCTTCACCAAGACTTATCTCGCTGACCCTAAGGCGTCCCGCCATTTTGTCAATGACGATTTGGCAGTAGTTGTCATTGAAGTCGTTCATGCCTGTTTGGTCAGAGCCAAGCCTAAGCATCTTGCGCATCTGGCCGGTGATGCTTGCGCGATGGTCTCCACGCTCATAGTCTCGGTATAAAGATACCTTTGCCCCTTGTTGCTTCACCCAAACACGGTATGAATCCGCAGCGTCCAAGGATAGGGAAAGTGTCGGGTCTGTCAAAATCAAGGCGGATGCTACAAGTCCAGAATTGTCACTCATGGTGTTCTCCAATTAGTAGGGCGGTCTTTTGGCATCGTCAGGATTGACATTGCCTTTGCTTCCTTGCAGGTAGTTACCTTGCGTAGCGTTTTTAATTACAAAACCAGAACCAGCGGCGAGCGCATTATAACACCCGCTCGCCGCGTCCATTTCGTCATCATGGTCTAAATCTGGTTGCCCATGCATGTGATTAAGCCATCGCTCATTCCACGAACCACGTAATAACTTTACATTGCCAGCGAACGCCTGCGCCGACAATGGCTTTGCTCGCATAATCTTATCCCCCTGCGGTGGAACACCTCGAACATCATAACCTTGAAAGTCTGAAACAATGTGATGAGCATCACGCTTTCCACTTGCGCCACCCTCCTGTTCAAACCGAATAGCGCAAGCCTTCCCATCCTGCTTTGCTGTATTCTGCATTGCGGTATCTGTTGAAGCAGGGTCTATTTGGTCATTGGTTGTGTCCAAGATATAAGTAACTTTATTGACAATCTTTGCCTTACATGAGGCAGTAAAGTCGGCGCTTTTCTTTGCCGTTGCCGCCAAGTCCCAAAAGCGAATCTCCTTTCCGCCGACAGGAACGGCGTCCACAATTTCAAACCATGCTTTATTGAACACCTTGCCAGCGGACGGTTTAATCTTCCAATTCCCGCCCCGCTTCCCATCACCCAAAAGCCTTTGACGTTCTATATTATCGAGAGCTTGAAGGTTGGCTAAATATCCGGGGTCTTTGTCAAGAAGGATTTGATTATCGTAAACAGTAGACAAAATAAACGTCACACTCTTTGGAGTGCTGGCTGGATGAGGCGTTTGTAAATCTTCTTTGTTGTCTCCCCAATACGTCTGGTCGTTTTCTCGAACCATCCACCTTACAACGCCGCTTCGTTCTGGAATAGCGTATCCATCTTCACCGATCCACCATGCAAGAAAATCAGCAAGCCAGCCAGGTTCTGGATTTGCGCTTGCTCTAATATATGGGGCTACTCCACACATTGAACGATTGCGAGATAGCATATAAAAGAATTGTGAAGAAGAAAACGATTCGAGTTGGTCAAATTCAATCAAGGGTATTTCAGCCGACTTCCAAGAAAGCTTATCGTCTTCTCTTTGCATGTGACTGAATGTTATCTTTGAGCCTGACTGGAATTCCAAGCGCCTTTCGTTCTCGTTCGGCTTTGCGTCAAGTAGTAGATAGATCTTTTTCGACGCATCCCACAACCCGCCTTCATGGGTTATTTCTGGGATTGTTCGCCGAAATATAACCGCACCGAAATCTTTATTACCTACGTTCCGCAATGGCTCAACAAGCAACGACCAGCTTTTGCCACCACCTGCGCCACCTCCAAAGATTGCAATATCAGCCGAAGTGCTTAGAAACTGCTCTTGTCTTTGCTGTGGGCATATCTCAATTACATCAGGCTGGATTGTTTGTGTCATTTCTTCCATTACTTGGAATATAAATACTCACAACGGGTTTTAGTGACCCGTCACTATTAGATAGATCAACCTCTTCCTTTGGCTTTCCAAAAGTGTAGGCCATTGCAAGTTCAACCTTCCTGACATTGGTACTCGTGGTCATTGCCCGCATCTGTGCCTTTAGGCGGGTGAGAGCCTTTCCCGTAACGTCATCGATTATCGGATTGCCTTTGTCGTCAAACATGACCTCTGACCAGATCGCTTCCCATTCCTTGCGGAGAGCATCCTTGCCACGAATTTTCCTGCCCAAGCGATTTATCGGATTTGCTTTCTTGCCGCCGAATTGATTTGCAACAGGCGGCTTTCCATAGCCCACTTTTCCCTGCAAATTCCCTGTTTCGTCTGGTTTTTCGTTTGTTTCGTCTGTCATAATCTTATAAGGTAAGGCGGCTAGAAGCCCTGACTAAGCCTCTAGTCTTTTGAAGTATCCAATAACCGCATAAGTCAGCGGGGTTGCAAGTACTTCATATCCAATCTTGAAAACCGCTTGCGCCAAAATCATACCGGGTAACGCCGCTAACGGAACAACGTCATAGAAAGCAAGGGACATAAATACGATGCTGTCCAGTGTCTCGCCGACCAATGTGCTTCCGATGGTTCGTATCCATAACCAGCGGGATTGTGTCAATTGCTTGATCTTTACCAGCACCCATGCGTTTGCATTTGTGCCGATAAGATATGCACAAAACGACGCGAACAAAAGACGGGGTGTAAACCCAAGCACTGCTTGATACGCTGATTGTCCTTCAAAGAATACAGGATAGGGAAGCGCAAGTGTAAGCATAAAAAACGCCACTGCAAAGAGATCTGCGAGAAAGCCAAGCCAGATAATTTTTCTTGCAACCTCTAAACCGTACACCTCCGGAACCACATCCCCGATAATATATA